TGCCACAACTGCGATAACAAGAGATGTGATTGCTTCCACATGAACACCCCCCCTCCTGTTGCCAGTATTGGGGCGGTAACAGGAAGAGTATACCACAAATCTACTATCTAATCCATTCGTTTTTTCTTCAATCTTCCCAACTTGCGATAATGGGTATTACAGGAAGTTGGGAAGGGTATGTTAAAAGCCCGTTATATCTTTATAATAAGGGTACTTGGAGTGGTCTTCAAACGACTGGCATGACTGCTGTAAATTTAGGATTCCGAGTTTCCTTTCAGGAAGCAAATGGCTATATCGGTTTTGTTTCAAAAAGTAGGCCAGATGACGGAACTTCCAATGCCAGGCTGAACCAAACCTTCAATTTAAGTGCGTACAAATATATCAAAGCCAAGGTTGATATAAATTACACAAACTATGCGCTGATTGGTGTATCAACAAGCGGAAATTCCGGAATCGGACAATATACTGCTTCTGCCAGATCAAGTAATGACGGGTATATTATTTTAGATGTATCATCCTTAAATGGCAACTATTATATATATTTCGAAGGTAGTGTTCAAAATGGTTATGCATCTGCTGCTATGGTGATCAACTTTACTGAATTGATCGTTACAAATAATTAATTTGAAGGAAACTTTGCAAAGTAATGAAAGTTCACTTAGGTGAAGTAAACTCGATAAATATATATTGTATCCCAATGCTCGCTGACCCCATATATTTGTATCTTATCGGTAATTCCAACATTGGATATATTGAGGGAAATTGTTCGTTCGGTTGCAGATTCCTTACCTTCGGTATAGATTTCGCTATTGCCAGATAAACGAATTTTTACTTCCCATTCACCACCAAGATTCATAGTATTTGTGCTGTAGACAACATTTACTGTTTTATATGGCTGCAAATTTATTGGATTTCCTTGCTTGCTTATGGTTACATCAAAGGCTTTAAATCTTCCATTATTAGCTCCGCCATATGATACAATATTGGAATTTTTATATTCTATGGAACCATATGAGTATGTCGGAGTAATAGATGCAGTTCCATAACCACTTCCCCATGACCCACGATTATAAACGTCCATAGGCCCAGGAACAAAACCATCATGAGCTCCGATAATACCCATTATCGATACATTCTTCTTAATCTTATCCGGCGTCAGCCCTGCCATTGAACGGATATCCGCCCAATTCAGAAATACCTGTGCATTTTCGTTGTAATATCCGCCTGGAACTTTCACCCACATTCTTTGATTGGGCGCATCGTTTCCACGGCTGTTTCCTGCGCCACCATAGTTGCCGCGGTTCGCCATACTGCCTGTCACTTCGGATCCATTCACCCAGGCTGTTTTTCCGGAAAGGATCTGAGCTGCTGTCGCCGTTCCTGACGTCTGAGCAGACAGACTTTTTGCTGTTACCTTTCCGCTGCCGCTATGATGTCCTCCCGGAATTGTTATCGAAGCCCCGGCAGACAACTCCGAAGAACTCCAATTTCCCCGCTCCGGCATGGTTCCGGTAAGCGGTTCCCCCTCACTGTCTAAAATCACCTTTCCGGCCAGCACGTCTCCGGCGCCGGCTGTCACCGCATCCAGATCCGCTCCGCCACCGCCTGGTAGCCAAATTCCCATTGCCATATCCTATACCCCCTTTATTACTACCTGAAAATCAGTTGCCGGTTTCTTTCCAATGCAGGTAAACGTCACCGTCCCGTTTCCGGTTTCAAAATAGCTGATGCAGGCCGCTGCCTTGTGGATCGCCTTTTCGTTTTCTTTGGTTGCGCTTTTGGGAATCTGCTCCTTGGCAACCGGCATATCGTTTTCCTTCACATCCGGAACATCCACCGTCTGAGTGTACGGCCCTTCTCCCTGCCATCCCTCTGCCGTCAATGTAACGGTCCTGGTTTTCATCAAAGCGTTGATCGTTTCATTGGTTCCATTGATGTCATTGGCACCAAAAGAGTCCCCTTCCTGCGTATAAGCTGTCTCATCTGCAATTCCGGAAGTTCCATCCGGGTTCTTAGAAATCCTGTACTTCCTTGCTCCGTCAAACATTGCATCTTTATAATCGGTCTTTAATTGATTCATACCACGCCTCCATTTAATATAAAGGGCAATTTTTTTCTTCCTCTCTCCCTACTCCTTATATTGCTGTACATTAACCGACAGGCTTCTTCCAGCCGGTTCAGCTCCCGCCAGCTGATAAACGGCGTATTATCATAAAAGGTCTGTCGCTCCCCCACTTGAAACGGAAAGGTTCCCTGGCAGATGTGCTCCACATTCTCTTCGAACCGGTTAATTTCATCCGCGTAAAAGCTGTAGTCTTCATAGTTTTTGTCCTCCCCCATTTCCTCAAATGTAAAATCCGGCCAGAGCGTCAGAGCCAGCTTCCGGATTTCATTCAGATTTCCTTTGATCCGGTTGTAATCCTGAATATTGAAAAAATCACTGGATTTCCAATCCGTTTTTGGTTCTAACCACACCGCTCATATCCCTCCTTGCTTTCATCGTTCCAGACAGCGCGCCGCCGTTAAAGCTCAGCGAATGGTCATAAATTCGGATCAGAAGATCCGGAACGTACTTATTTTCCAGAAAAGCGATATCATTGGCATCAATCCGTGGTTCCCCCCGGTAAGATAGGTTGTATTCCCGGTCAGATGCCAGATAATCTCCGATCCACTTTGCCAGATCTTCTGCCAGCCCCACATCTGATACAAGAGGATTTTCCCATACTTCAATCGTCCCTGTCGTATGCAGCTGTTTCGTAGTTCTGGCCTGTGAAGTGACATATTCCCGTCCATTCACAGCTACCTCTGCCGTCCCGTTTATGCCTTTTACTTCTACCGTTACATAATAAGCGCTGCTGTCTGTAATGGCGATGCTCGCCCCTTCTGACGGCTCCGTAAGGACAACAGAAAAACCGTAGGAAGGATTAGACAGGTAAAAGGTATACTGCGGTTCCTCTGGTGTAAAACGAAGCGTTTCCTTTGCAAGTTCCTTTTCTTCTGTACTTTCTCCATAGAGGGTACGAATAACCTGCAGCTCCTGAACCTTCGTCAGCTGGGTTCCCTTCGGCGTCCTGGTAAGCTCCGTCCCATATTCCAGGGAATAATCCGTACTGTCCCCAAACCGAACATTATCCAAAATTACCCGGTTTCCCGGAGAGCCTTTTGTAAACTCTAAAATCAGCCGGTCAAAAGCAGGGAACTCGTGGGAAACCACCGTTATCTCCTGCAAATCTGTCATCTGATAGTCCTCCTGCAGCTTACCATCATAGTAAGAATGAAAAAACACACATTCTGGAGCGTTTCGACCAAACTCCAATGTCAAACCAAAGCATTTAAACGCTGCCTCCAGGGTAATTTCTATGGTAGGATTTTTTATGAAATTTCCTTCCTCATCCGCTACCTCTTCACTGATATAACCGGTATTCAGTACAATCTCTCCTCCCTTTCTGGGAAGAAACATTTGTGCCTCTTCTGTCTGAGTGTAATCCCTGCCAGCCAGAGCATACTCTTCCTTCTTGGTTCCATCCAGAATCCGAGGTGCATGCGAAAAATAAGTCTCATTCTCTGAAGCCGCTGCCATATCCGGGATAAAGCTGGATTTAATAAAAATCTTTCCTTCCCTGTCCTGATAAATAATACAGCGTCCTGCATTGGCAATCAGCTGCAGCGCCTCTTTATGAGCTACCGCTGGAATAGGGTTCTGAATTTTGACGTCCCGAAGATATGGATCAATATAATACTCCCGCCTGTCCACTCCTGCATCCTGAAACACATCATCCGCCAGTTCGTACAGGGAAATTCCTTCTGAATGAAGCCGCCCTCTGTAATAGGTTTCTTCCATCGTGTCAAACCGATCCGAGGCTCCGATATCCAGCTCCTCATCATCTGCAGACCAGTCTTTTAAAGACAGCTTCGCCCCAGGCATCCATTCCACGCTTCCATCTTCCAGCTCCTGGCCATACAGCACCTCTACATTCTGTCCAATTTCCAAAAACTGAACAGAAGACTCGGAATTTTCCACATCGAACTCCCGATCCCGATTGGCTGCCGTCATAGAAAAGTCAATGGTTGGAAGCTCCTCTGTAATTGGACTGATATGCTCCTTCTTGGTTGCGGAAAGAATCTTCCTGTTATCAAAATAAATGCCAATTCCCATTGTTATCTGATGAATTCGAAATCTGGACTGACCATTTACCATTTTCTTGGGAACCAGGCGAAGAAACGTAGCATCCGGGAAAATTTCTTCTGTCACAAAGTGGCCGGAAACATTTCCCTTTACCTGGACCGTATTCTGATCTGATTCAATCACAAAATCCTGCGGATACGCCTTTCCAAACTCAATGGTCAGTCCTTTAATCGATAGAGACACCGGAAAGCGTATCTCAACCGCTCCCAAAAGCTTCTCTGTCACCAGTCCTGCATTCAAAACCACATCTCGCTTCATTCTTGGCAGGAAATACATACTGCCATCCACGGCAGACCAGTTCTCGTCACAGCCGGCATAAAGCTCCGCCACCTGATAATTATCAAAAGGCTTTGTAAGATCCGAAAAATAGGTAAATGCCTTTGGCTCATCCACGGAAGCAGAAGCCTGGGCTGTCTGATTAATCATTCCGATTGTCACCCGTAGGAAGGAACATTCATCCCTGTATTTCTTTTTCATTTCCCGCTTATACGCATTACTTACTGCCTGCATTTAACTCAACTCCCCGCAGTCTACAATATTTACTTTGCACTGGCTGTACATAGTCGGGAGGCCGTCCGGGCCGATAAACAGCGGCTGGGCGGTTCGGTCTCCCGGATACATCCGGATCGTCAGCCAGTCATTGCTTACCATATCGGGAAATCGCACCGTCACCACAAAAGCCTTGAACTCCTTCAGCATCTCTGACCAGGTAGCCGCATCCAGCTTATTCCAGACCAGGTTATTGAGTTTATACTGATCTCTTCCTACTCGCTGGCCCACAAACTCCCCATTAGCATTTTTTCCAGTGCTCACAAAGGTGGCCACCAGGAACTCCAGCCCCCGATCCGGGGACGGAAATTCCCTGCCGTTAATGTAAATAAAATTTGTCATTCATGGCCTCCCTTCTATGTTGTCCGCAGCGAGTACCCGGTGCGCTTATCCAAATCCTTTAGTTTTCTGTGAATTTCCCGAATATCCACGTTAACCACCAGATCCAGCGCTTCTATCAGGCTGATAATTTTCTCCAGAAGTGCAATCATGCGCTCTATCTGCTCGCTGTTGCCGCCTCCTGCAGCCATCCGGGCCGCCGTCTGAGCCATGTCAAGCAGCTTGCTCTCCGGAGATACAATCTCTCCTTCTCTTCGGTTATCTCCAATCACCGCCAGGCGCGGAGTATTGGCCTTCACATAGCCACCCTGGGCCAGACGTGGAAGGTGAATCTCTGGGATTTCCGGAATCAGCTCATCGTCAATACCTGGAATATGGTCCGCTACATCGTTCACTGCCTCAATCATCTTATTAATGGCCCGCACTACGTTGTTGGCCATTTTCTCCACGCCACCGATGATTTTATTGATAATTCCTTTAATCGTCGACCAGATACCATTGAAAATATCCTCTGTTTTCTTTTTTAGATTATCCCAGGTATCTCCCCAGGCCTTCTTGATATTTTCAAGTGCAGTGGAAATGCCCTTCTTAATACCATCCATCACGGTGCTAATCTTCTGGTGGATGGAGTCAATCAGGCTGCTGACGATATTCTTAATTCCTTCCCAGATGGCATTTACAAAATCTTTGATTGCCGTCCAGATGGTGGTCCACAAATTTTGTATTGCAGTCAAAGCAGAGACAACGATGTTCCAAATTATCTGAATCGCATTTGAAACCAAAAATTTCATTAAATCCCAGGTGGATGACAAGAATGCTTTAATTCCGTTCCATGCCTTTTTCCAGTCTCCAGTAAATATACCCGTCAAAAAATCCAGAAGGCCGTTTAAGGTATCCAGTACCGAATTTATAATTTCCGATACAGCCTCTAAAAACAGAAAAAACGCATCAACAGCTACCTGAATCTGCGTTCCGATTACAGGTGCTACTGTTTCAGCAAACCACGCAATAAATGGAACCAATACATTCTGCCATACCGCTGTAATACACTCCGCAACCTTACTCGCAAATTCCAAGAATTTATCTATCAGAGGCTGCAATCGTTCCGTACAGAATGCCGAAAATTGCTCTGCTGCAGACTGGAGGATAGGAAGGATGTGGATCTGAAATGCTTCCAGCACAACCCTTGTTATCTCGGAAAATCCCTTCCCGAATGCGTCCACCATAGGACCTATGGAAGTATCATAGGTTTCCTGTAGGCTTTCAAAAAAGTAATCTAAGGTTCCTTTTATACTTCTTGTTGCCTCAGATACAATATCAATAATCGTCTGAAGTGATGACTGGATCAGAGGCGCCTGTTCTGTAAAAGGCCGAGCCAAAGCGCCAATTGCATCCGTTCCGAACTTTCCAACCAGCTCCGTCACACCCATAAAGGCATTGGCAAAAATACCAATCAGATCAGCTGTAATCTGCTTTGCTGAATCAGAACGAAAAACCTCGCAAATTTCAGCGAGAATTTGAGAAAAATCTCCTACAATCCCTGCTGCCTCTGCCGTCAAATCGAACATTGAAACCAGATAATCTTTAATCTTTTCCGTGTTCTGGCTTAAATACTGTGCCATTCCACCCGTAAGATTATCCACGATACTGGCCCCAATTGAAGCCATCGAGCCAGTTACTTTTCCAATATTGAAGGCAAGGCTGTCTAACATATTGGAAAAAGCATCTGAAACTGCTGTGTCAGATGCAATCTCCTTAAAGGTATCCTGAATTGATTTTAAATTTTTATTAATGGAGTCGAGAACCCCAACATCGCCAAACCCAATCTGAAATCCTGAAGCGAATAGATTCTTCAGCTCATTTACACGCTCAACAAGAGCCTGGAGCTTTTTGTCATATGTATCCAGCGCCGTCGTATCCACTGGAACCGGTTCCAAGCCTCCCGAAACTCCGCCGCCTGCTCCTCCAGCTCCCCCTCCGCCGCCTGCTTCCGGCTCAGGAGATACAATGTTCAGCTCGTCGATAGAAAACGCCCAGGCCATATCCTTGGCGGCCGTTTGCGCAGCTCCTGCCGCTCCTTTGGCCGCGTCTCCGATGCCGCCCACCGCTCCTGCGGCTTCTGAAGCATCCTGAACTACCTGCCCCATGCCGGACGTCTTCTGCTTCCTTCCGGAAAACAGGTTTGTCACGGCAAGAAAAGCGTCAGCCAGCGACTGAAGCTTGGCAATCACGGAGTTAATAACCTTCAAGACCGGGGTAAACACATTAATAAGGCCCTGGCCAATGGTAGCCTTCAAACTGGAAAACTGGAGATTTAAAACCCGGACCTGATTGGCCCAGCTGTCGGATGTCCTTACAAAATCTCCGGCCGCCGCAGTCAGCTGTTGCTGAACGAAGCTATAGCGAAGAGCCACCTTCTCCGCCTCCGACATGGCTGCCGTGGTCTTCCCATAGCCATTGGCCAGAGCGTACTGGTCAAGGGCAGCCTGAGTCATTACCACGCCCAAGTCCTTTAAGGATTCCGTCTCGCCGGTAAATACCGATTTCAGCTTGGTATACGCCTCATCCTGGCTGATATTGTAGAAGGAGGCCACATCCCCTGCCAAACCAGTCAGAGCAGTACTCATTTCATAAGCCGCCTGCTCATTGAACCCGAAGGATTTGGCCATCGCTCCGAAGGTTCCAGTAAACCGCTTTGCCATTGTCTCAGACAGGCCAAACTGCGAAATTGCATTCTTGGCAAACTCATTGACCTGTTTCGACATGGACGGGAAGGTAACGTCAACGACGTTTTGCACTTCCTGAAGGTCGCTGCCTAACTTGATGCACTGAGCGGAAAAATCGACCAGCTTTTTTACGGCAAAGGCTGCCGCTATAGCAGCTCCTGCCTTCTTTGCGGTAGACTGAATTCCCTTTAGCTGCCTGTCAAAATCGTTTTTATTGATGACCAGATCAAGTCCAATCTGGCCTGCGCTGTCTGCTCCCATAGATCCCACCTGCCTTTTAATGGACAGGCACATGGGCACAGCGTCCTAGATTTTTAATTCAAATTCTTTTCTGCAGTTCTTATTCTTGCATTTAAAAAAGACCCCTCTGCAGGAGGCATCCTCGGCTTGAACTGCATTCACCGGATGCCCGCAGAAGGGACAGCATACTTTTTTCTTCGTTTCCTTTATCTTCTCAATCCGGAACACCTCCTGCCATCTGGATGAAGGCCTGCTTTAAGGATTCCAGCACAAAAGCAAGCTCTTCCTCACTCTTCTCCTCAGCATTTCTGAGCCTCCACTCCCGGCGGATTCTCTTCTGCTCCGGAGTAAAATATTTCAGCACTTCCTCATCCTCTTCTGAGCGAATCTGTATCACACGACCCAGAGGAGTATCCGGTCCCAGGCCAGAAATCAGCGCCCGGAATTCATCCCATTTCATGGTTTTGAAATCGTTGGAATACATCCGGAACCCGTACTGCGCAAAGAACGATGACACGATTAAATCAAAGTCCTCAAATAAATCGTAGTACGGGTCATCACTCTCCCTGTGTTACTTCTCCGGAAATCAGCTGAACCGCCTCCTGGATGACTGTCATCAGAGCGCTGAATTTCAGCTTTAATTCCTGTTCCATGATCATCCTGTCTGCTGCCGGAAATAACTGCTCATACGCCTTCATAATCTCCTTTACAGAAGGCTCTTCTGCACCCATCAGCTGCATGACGGAAAGCATCGTTACTGCATCATCATTGACATGGATTTCATGCCCCTGGATGAGCAGAACCGGAGATTCCTCAAAATTTAATTTTTCTGTGATATCAATTATTTTAGCCATCGTATTGCTCCTCTCTTCCTTTTCAGTTTAAGCCATAGCAGATTCAATGGTAGGCTTTCCGTTGCTCAGTACATCGAACTCCAGAGGGCCTACTGCCGTCGAATCGCCGGCGCCGATATTTTTCACATTGATTACCGCCATTTCCCAGGAAACTGTAGTTCCATCCGGGAATGTCCAGGCGAAATACCCTTCTGCATCCCGGCCATTTTTAAAAGCCTTGTCCGCCACATAATCGTTTCCCGTATCACTCACATTTCTCTTTCCAGTTACGGAAATTGTAACGCCCTTTGCCGTTAAAAGCCGTCTTACCCAGCCTTCCGTGTCAAACGGCGTCCACTCTTCTACACCATTGTCAAAGCTGACAGAAAAGGTTTCCATATCCGCAATTGGAGAGGCATCTCCTTTCGCCTTTCCTACTTTAAACTGATTTTCATAGCATGGATATACTCCTGTTTTTGCCATCGCTATCTGCTCCTTTCATAAATCATATCAAACCAGATTACCCTCTCATACACACCATTTTCATCGGTTCCTACATCTATCGGCTCTGGAACCTCCATACGAATAAAATACACCTGCGTATCCCCCACCATCAGGCTGCTTTCCCCTGCCTGACGGATCTTTTCAAATAGGCTGACAGCCGCTTCTTCTGTCTGGGAAGCATACTGATTCCAATGCACCAGCACAGAAATCTGTTTCACCTCATAGGAGGTATTTTCAAGACCCCCAAGTGCCATTCTGAGCTGCCCGGACGGCTTCCTCTGATACACGCCGATGGTTTTCTCTGGTTTGCTGTCAATCTTTCCACAATAAAAATGCTCGCCTGTCTGTAAGGTTTTAAGCCAGTCCTTTACATCTGATAATGTCAGCATCTATACCTTTGCCTCCTTCTTATAAAACCGCTGAAAGGCCTCTTTCGCAAAGCCTGCGCTGACGCCGCCAGGAAGCCAGAGCTTAAACCACTCTCCGCCGGCAAATGGGTTTTCATCGGTCTGGAAGTTGTATTCCGGATGATAGTAGAGGCGGCGTGCATACGGCGTGGAAGAAATAATCGAGACCTTTCCCTGGGCAGAATTCTTATACTCCACAAAGGTAGCGTCTTCCTGCAGATGTCCAGTCTCAAAAGGCATTACCTGCGCCTGCACCACTTCTGTATGCAGGGCCTCCGCCGTTCTCTCCAAGGCCGACACCGCTGCCTGGTTTAATTCCTGAATCCGGCCCATATTTAACTTTACTGTTGATTTCACTTTCACCTATATCACATCCAATCGTGTGTAGTTGACTGTTCCATCCGGATTCCTGGCCTTCTCTCCCTGCCAGATCCTCCGTTTGACTCCAAATACCGTGATCGTTCCACCAGAAATCACAGGAGCCTGGGGGAAGGCATCTCCAGAAATGAGCGCACATCCTGACAGCTGCACCAGCTTTTTCTCTGCAGTCAGAACCGTTTTCCCCTTATCCTGATAATTACACCGGACCTCCCCGGAAAAAATCACCTCCGGGCCTCCATCCTCTGTCAGACCCTCTCCGTATAAAGTCACCTGCACCGGAATCTGGCAGAACCGTTCCGGCACAAGCTCCGGCCACCTCATCGCCCCACCGCCAGCCGGCAGGTCAGGCCAGTCTGAGCTAACAGTGCGTAATCATCCCTTTTCATGGCGACTCCTTTCCCAGTGAATACATTCCACGCCTGGCCATTAAATCCCGCCGAGACACCGTTGATACTGTAGGAAGACAGCGCGCTTGCCAGAAGATCTGCATTTTCATACTCAAAATCCGCCTGCCTACATACCACTTCGCGGATAACCTCCTGCTGAAACTCCGTCAAACTGGAAAATCCCCGGCCTACAATCCGGTTGTAGGTCAGGGAATCAATATGACGGGATGCCTGGCGAAGCATCTGCATCAGTGTTTCTTCCGGCACAGAACCGCCTCTGTAAACGGTCTGGTAATATTCCTGAGAGGCATATGGCTCATAGCTCATGCTACTCACCTGCCTTTGCTGCCTTCGTCCGCTTTCCTTCCTGGGTTTTCTCCTCTTCGGAATCCGCCTGCGTTCTTTCCAAGGAAGACAGCTGCTCCTTTAATTCACGGTTCTCCAGCTGCAGCTGCTCCTTTTCTTTCTTTAATGCCACATATTCGTCAAAAGGAACCGTTTTCCCGCGTCCATAGGCAATTACCTGTCCATCATCATCCAAAATGTCAAATCCGGACTCCTGATAGCTTTTCTGGGTAGTTTCATTTACATCGTAGACTTTGTTTCCCTTTACCGCTTTCATTCTGCACCCCCCTATGAATGTTTTGTTACGTTCATGGCACAGCCAGCCACTTTCTTCTCCAGCAGGAATAAATCGCCGTAGCAGCGGTTCTGATACAGGTATCCGTCTGCTGTTCTGGAATCTGTTCCTGGAGTAAACAGCTTAATGTAACTGTACTTATCTCTTGCTACCACACAGGATGGATGAACCAGGACCCAGTTGATCTGATCTGCGTCCGAAGCAGCTGTACATCCATCGGTAAAATTGTATTTACTCTTCATGCGGGCGGAAGGAACCATTTTAATCTGCACGTCATCCAGACTGTGAACCTTACGGTTAATGCTGACCGGGGTTGTTACTGTCACAGCACGCTGGATTCCCTCTGCCTCTTTTACAATTTTATTCATAGTTGGCGTTACGTACAGGATTCTTCCCTCCTCCGGAACTCCTGCCTCATCCATCAGAGCCATCTCTGTGTCAAAAGCCTCCAGGAAGTTCGCAGCATTGACCACCGTTGTGGTGTCAATTCTTCCTGAATGGGTGGTAAGTTCCGCATGAAGCTTAGAGTACCGATAACAGTCCTTCTCCGGAATCGCCTGCTCCTCCTCGAAGGTATTCTGAATATTGGCAACTGAAAGTGCCAGGTTCGTCTCGTCGATGTCCATCGGATCAAGCCAGAACTCAATATCTCTATCGTGAGCCAGCTTCTTCGGTTCCCAGTCATTGGAAAGCGTTCCTGCATTAAATCCAATCGTTCTGGTATGGTCCTTGTAACCGGATACTGTAATCCTCGGAAGCTTAATGGTCTGAGCATTCAGGAATTTTACCTGGGGATTACTCTGAGACAGCGCATCCGAGCAGAGCTCTTTTGCATACTTCTGAGCCAAAAACTGTGTAAACTGTGTTGCATAATCATAAACTGCCATGTGTTACCTCTCTTTCTACTTAATTCCGAAGGCTGCTTTCAGCGCAGCGTCATCGGTCTGTGTCTGATTTCCAGTTCCGGAGGCTCCCATCTGGACAAAACCTCCCTGGCTGCTCTGTGCTGGCTTTAACCCCGGAACATCCTCCAGCGTCTTTTTCAGAGCATTGGACACTGTCTCCTCGTTGATCTTCCCATCCTGGCCGACAGCCTGGCCAAAATCCGTCATTTTAATCAGATAAGGGATGGTTTTCGCGTCTACGCCCAGGCCTACCGCCGCCATAATCGCTGCATTTTCCAGCTGAGCTTTCTGGGCTGCTGCCTGAGCCTGCGCTGCCTGGGTCTGGAGCGCGCCCACATCTGGCTGATTCGCCGCTTTCTGAGCCTTAAAAGCCTGAATTGCCTGAACCATCTCTTCCTGAGAGAGTCCCTGCTGCTTAAAATAAGATTTCAGCACCGTATCTTCCGTAACGGACGTTTTCCCTGCAATCAGCCCGGCCAGCTTTTCATAATCAAACTGTATACCTGTGCTGCCGGTTCCGGAAGCTCCCGGCTGATTCCCCGCGGTTCCAGAAGTTCCTGCGCCGTCTCCCTGGCCGCCGGATGCTCCGCCCTCTGCAAACAGCTGTAAATTCATTGGAAATCTTCGTTTCATAGGTGTCTCCTTTCAGTTTTCGGGGTGTCTCCCCATCCAGTTTTATGTGTGTCTCACTTTCAGTTGATTCCCGGTGTCTCCGGGTAGTTTAATGCCTTCGGGCAGAAAAATAACGCCCAGGATTTTCCTGCGCGCTTATAACTAATTCTATGACTTGCTATGACTATAATACAATATCTTCTATTACTGCTCTTGCTTCCAGAACTGCCATGTAATCTTCCATTGCCCGAATCTGCATATTGTAAATGCTTCTGGGGCAGGTGGGTTCGAACTCCATCATACCCTGATCCCATCTATCCAACATGCTTTTCAATTTCTGATACCGGAGTCTGAGCTGACCATATTCAGCCTGAAAGCGTTCCTTGTAGTCCTCGCTTAACATCATGGCAGCTGTATCCTTCAATTCCATAGGTCTTAAATCCATCTTATCTCCTTCCTGCTGCTGATCTGCAGTCATAAAATCGGGTATAAAAATACCACCAGCTATTTCTGGCTGGCAGCATTTTATTTTGAACCAAAGCGGCGCGCCGCATGTATATCCTGAGGGCGCGTGACTATTTTTCCTGCATTCACACACTGATGCAGATGTTCCCTGTAATCCTCAATTCCAAAATAGCAGTCATAATTAAACGGAAGAGAGCGTCCGGTTATTTCATAAAGCCGCTTTCTCAACTCCTGTATTTCTTCATCGCTATTTAAACGTTCTACTATCTTCAACGCACCATCTCCTCGTATGCTTTAAACAGTTCTTTTAACAGCCCTCTCAATTCCTCTTTCTCCGGTAATTCCAAAATATCCGCCGCACTAATGTCGGCAAATAATTCCATTGCTTTTAACCAAATTTCCGACCAGTATGCCTCACTATGTCCAACCATACCGGCCATTTCACCGTTTGTCAATGCACTTATAATATCTGATATTGCAAAGCTTTGCTCATATTGGCCTCCGGGTTCGAACCAGTTCTGCACTTTCTCTCTTTGAGCATATACTTTCCTCGCACAAATTTCAATAGCCTGAAGAAACTTTTCATTTTCCCAGCTGTGATATTCCAATTCATCCATCCGATGAGAAATTTCATGGGCAAAAACATAATCCATATCATAATCTCCAATATACGGTGCATTGGGATTATATTTAATCACGTCCAAGTCTGGAATATATGCAAAAGGCGCAGGCAATTCGTTATCTTCCAGTATCTGTGTTGATTCGGCGTATAGCGCCATTCTGCTCTTATGTGCATCCAGAGATTGATCTTCCCGCAGCCTAGATAAAAAGTCTGCATATGACTTTTTTATATTTACTCCACGTCCTTCTCCTTCTGGCTGTCCAGCCCACTCTGCTGCTTTTATTTTGTATTTTTTTCGATTCTGAATTTCTTTTTTGAAATACTTATCAACCACATCGAGCACTCGTTTTGAATATGGAGAGGGGGTATCAGACAATTTTGCCTGTGTGAATGCTTCAGCAAGAAACTCATCTACATCTTTTGACGCATAGTCTGATATCTTGACATCAAACCAATTACTTTTTCCGCGAATACCTTCATATTCTCTCTTTATTTTCCTAATCTCTTTCCAAAATTCTGGATCCACCTTTTCTCTTGACTGTGAAAGAGAATGTGCAAATTCATGATATGTTGTTCCGAGTGGCTGTTTTTTGCCAAGCCCCAGTGCATCTATTGCTTTATTTACCCTATGCGCTATAGGCTGAACTGTAATTGCGGTTTTTCCATTAAGCGTATATGCCGTTCCATATTCCGTTTGGGTATGTGCTGTTTTCCCAACAGTATACGAAGCAATGGTACTTCTATATTCATCTGTTAATTTATCTAAATGTTTTAATGCTTCAAAGGCTTCTTTATGGTATTCCCCTGCTCCTTCAATATTGGCCTGTATGCCTTTATCGAATAACCTCTGCTTTATATTATCATTCATCTGCTCTTGAATGTCTGCAATCTGAGATTTAATAGTATGAATCTCAGATTTGGCGTTCTCTTTATTGCACACCGCATGGCGCTTCTTCCACTCTTCCCTTCTGGCAGCATACCGTCTCTGATTCTCCTCATCCAGTGAGTGTTCCTCCAGCCTCCCATACTTCTCCGCCTGCCGCTTTGCATACTGCTCCTTCTGCTCCCTGGCATAATTCTGTCCAATCGCCTCCAGTTCCTTCTTAGTCCAGGTATCGTCCGCCGTAGAGATACCCGGGAAGTAGGTCGTGTGAGAATCTTTGCATCTGGGATGATAAAGCCCGGCCTCGATGGCTTTACTCATCAGCGGATACCGTTTCCCTGTCTCCAGATCCACTCCATCTTTTCGGCCACCGCTCCACACATCGTCAATTAGCACCTTTCCAACAAAGGGAAGACATTTAGGGCAGGGATTTCCGCGCTTATTCATAATCACAGTGCTGATTCCCCACTCCTGCCGCTTCTCTCCCTCTCCCTGAAGGTAAGCCCGCTTGCTGGCTGTCCGGATGGCCATGTCCGCATAATCAGAAAGCGTATGACGGGCCCCATTGGCGTACTGAATGCAGTTTAACCCTGCCGCCAGAAAATCCCTGGAAGCCATATCCACCGCTTTCTCGTAGGTTCCAGCCCCTGTATTGGCATAAACCTGGGCGTTAAAGATAATCTTGCGGTACTGATCCTCTGACATCCTGAGAACCGCTGTTTCCGCCTTCTCCATATCGTGGGTAACGGCCTCCATCAGAACTTCCAGCTTTCTCTCATTCAGTTTAAAAAATTCTGCTGTCATTCCAGGAGAAATTTTTTCTGCTTTAAAACCATTCCTGATAGCGTTCAGGATTGCTCGCTCCTGCTCCATGCCCCCTGTTTCCCTGGCTTTCCGGATCAGCTCCTCAATCTCTCTGTTCAGAGACTGGAACTTCCCTGCATACCGCTTCTTGTTCTCCCTCTTGTATCTTTCCAAAGCTTTCATCTGCTCTGCCTGCCACATGCTCCACTGAATGCCCTCTTTCGTCTCTTCGACCCGATGGCGCTTCATGTTTCGCATCATGGAAGCAGTCAGCTCCTCTTCGATGGCTGCAAAGGCGGCGCCGATATTGTATTCATCCTGCTGCACACGCCTGCCTCCTTCCTGATTCTGGGTTCCTCTACTGCTTTCCCATTTGCTGGTTCCGATTACTGAGCACACGGAATCCCTGAGACTTAAATTTCCTGGACAGACTCTTCAGCTGCGTAATGCTCTCGCACCTGTCATGGCGAAGTTCCGCATAGCCTTCCTTTTCCAGGGCATAAATTCCAAACGGAACCTGCTCACTGGCTACTTTAAGAAGCCCCTGGTACTCCTTCCGGCTCATTCGGTACACCCGGTTCATTACCTTTACCTGCATCTGTCTTCCCTTCCTTCATCTGGATCTGAAAAGAACCGGCAGTCTGATTGACTCCCGGTTCCTCTATCTCTGCAACGCCCTGCTCTGCCTTCAGCCTCTTTACTTCCTCCGCCTTCCAGGCCTCGTCCTTGCTGTCTCCATAAAGCTCTTCCACCTGTGCCTCGATGCTCATCATAGGCACGCCAGGACGGGCCTTGGCAAGAGTTTCCACCTGACTTTCAAAGGAAGGATTTGCATACTCCCCAAAGGGAATATCTACTTTCACTTCCTCCATTGGCTGCTTCGCCAGAACCTGGCAGCAGTTCAGACAGGCAGAAATCAGTTCCGGAAGCGTTGTCTGAAGTGCTTCGATGATAGCGTCCCTTGTGTAAAGGGTTGTCTTTTCCTTTTCCCTCTGGGCCTCCGCATTGTCTAACTTCTTTACGTCAATTCCCAGTGTGGAAGGACTGATAATACCCTGCAGACACAAATCCAGGGCCGTCACATAAGAAGCCAGATAGCTGTCATGGGGAATTGCCGGCTGTTCCGTCTGTACCTTGTTCTCCCCGTGCTCTGACATATCGCTATCCCCTGCAAAGAACCTGTTATCGAAAGGATTGGGGCGTAACATCTCGCCAGTCTTTGGATTTTTCGGAACCAGGCAGTCCGGAATGTAGGTCCTGGCTCTTCCGCTTCGCAGCGCATCCATCCACTGGCTCCACACCTCGTCAAAGGCGTCGAAGCTGTCTAATTTCCCGTCGAACAGGCTGCCTCCCCGTCCTTCCCACTTCGCACTGTCGTAGATATGAAACGGAACTGCCAGGATAACCGACGGGTCAAATGCCCAGTTTTTGAGCCCCTGGGTCCTCTTTATGGTATTGAGAGGAACTTCTTTCTCTCCCAGGTACAGCTCATTCCGGATATAGCCATAACCATAATGCTCATAGAGTACGTACAGCTGCCCTTTCTCCTTATACGGCGTCTTAAAGACAACCTCAGCCAGCTCGTCCCCGTCATAAACCAGTTCTATCCGATCTCCTGGATACCAGCTAATGAAGGGATACTCGCTCTTTTGAGTATTCAGCGTCAGCTTCCAGGCTCCGTCTCCGATATACAGCGCCTCTCTCAGCGCCTTCTTTAACTTTTTCCGGAAATGATTCTGTTTCTCAATTTCCTTCCAGGTTTCTTCCTGCTTTCCAGACTCGAACTGGAACTCATTCATGTCTGCCATCACAATGGATGAGAGAACCTTGACAATCAGTCCAGGAAGACCCGTGTGGATTTTCCTCATTTCCATGCCAGGCGTACATTTAGATGCCCAGAACTTATACCGATCCGCTGTTTCTCCGCTCTGTTCATAGAGCTGTTCCAGTTCATTTCCATCACCGCGATACCAGATGCGGTTGCGGATTGCATTCAGTTCAAAATCCACCATTTCCTGAATCTGGATGCTGTAGGGGCTTGCCGGCTGCACATTCAGCCAGGAACGGATGCCCCGTTTTATATTCTCGTTCAATGTTGTCAGCCACCTCATTTCTCATCCTCCTCAAACCCAATCAGATTCCTCCAGGGAATCCAGCCATACTGGGATGCGTTGATTGTATGGTCATTCCGATCCTCCGGTTCGTCCTTGTCTTCCAGCCAGGAATACCGCTCCAGCTCCGCTATGTGCTCTGTACAGGTATCTACCACCAGATAGCACCCTTGCTGAATCCAGCCCAGCTGCAGCTTAATACGGTCAATAATCTGCAGAGCCTTATAAGCGTCCAGAAAATTATGGATGCTGCCATGAAGCCGCTTATATTTTCGTAGCTCTGTGATGGTCGCCTGGTCGGCAGAATCAATAAACACATCTCTCGCAAGTCCCCACTCTTTTTGATTCCGATCCAGAAACTCCAAAAATTTCGTCACTGTATCAGATGGAGCCAGCGGCTGATCCAGCTCTGCGTTGCTGTAGACCTTCTCATCCAGCACAATCAGACGCCGGTCTGTGGTAATTCCCAAAAAGAGCATGGCAATGGTATCTGGGGACTGGCTGGAATAGGAGGTATCCAGTCCCACTGAAAAACGCTTGAATTTCAGCCGCCCAAGCTTCTGCTCCGTTTTAAGCCAGGGAATCGATACTACATGCTTCTTCCTATCGAAGTTCGGAAAAATAAGGCCCGTCGCTTTTCCGCGCAGGCCTAAAATCTTGTTCTTGTATAGTTTCGTTCCAGGAGGAGCTGCATCCATCTTTTTCTGCACTGCCTCCGGCGTCAGGCTTAAATTATCCCGGAACGTAAAAAACCAGTACCTCCATCTGGGTACTGGCTTCTCTTTCAGTTCCGCCAGAATCTCCGGAGGAACGTCTTGTTCATATTTTTTGTATGGTCTGGAACGGTTGATAAATTCCTTATACACCGGAAGGCCCGGATCATCTGGATTCAGCGTGGCCATCAGGTAATCGTTTCTGGTAGACACCTCCCGGACAAAATCAATGTTGGCCGTGTTGATCTCGTCAATGTACACGCAGCCAAACTGAGAACCTAACACCAGCTCCCATTTATCCCGATTATCATAGCCCAGGACAAAAATAATTTTCTCCTCAAATTTGATATGGGGAATTTTATAATCCTTGTCCCCGTTTCCATAGTACCGAGCCGTGCAGTGCAAATCCAGGATTCCATTGTCCTGCTGGATAATATTCTTCTCCGCAGTACCTGTCGTTTTGGATGCGATAATATGCAGCTTCTTTCCACTACGGCTCACCATCCGCATAAACTTAACGCCGGCGCCAACCGTTGTCTTCCCAGAAGCCGTTGTCCCCTCCAGGAAGTCTGCATCCACGCCGTCCACTGTATTGATAAAATCCAGGTACTTCTGGGAGAGAGGAAAGTTGTTACTCTTCAAGTCCCTCACCACCCAGCTGACTCATGATATCATCCAGCTTCTCAGACGTCTGGACGTTTACATCCACCTTATCCCGAAACATTCCCAGATGCTTTCCGGCCAGCTCCAGAGCCTTCGACTTGTCGTAGAACTTAATCTCCCGTTCAATTCCCTCCCCTTCCTTGGTCGGGAACCGCTTGACCTTTACAGAGGCGACCGCCGCCAGATCTTCCGGAAGCGCATCCTCTCGGATGGTAGCATCGTTCAGATTGACTACCTGCTGCGGGTTTAAAAGGGCAATCTTAGCAAGCTCCATCAAGACCCTGTCCTGGTTAATACCAGTGCGGCGGGAACGCTCGGCCATCGCCTTGTCAATACTTGCGCGAATGTCAGGTTTCTTCAGGTTTTCACTCCCTATCTCTCCCGCCGTATCCGGGCTGTAACCGGCACGAATGGCCGCCTGGGTGGCATTCAGGTCAATGAGATATTCCTGTACGAATAGTTTTTGTTTTCTGGTTATGGGGATCACCTCCTTTGTGTGAAAAAGAAAGAGAGTAACTAAATCTACATTTCATTCTCTGAAATAAATCTATACACCAGCTCCATCAAATTTGATAATTTTTCGCTTAATTTATCTGCCTCTCTTGCAAGTTCTTCGAAACTATTGACTGTAACATCATGTAACTTATCCATAGATTTTCCTACTTCCAGAATTGACTCCAAAAGTTCAGTACTTAGATTATATGAATGAACTTTACGTGATAAAAGTTTTATTTGTAAAATGTTCTCTATTTTAGTAGCTTCACCTTTTGTATATAAGGCCTCATAGTTCCATTCTGGCTCTCCGGTTTGATGAAAACGTAATAAATGACAATTACTTTCATTTATCTGGAAACAATATTCAGCTACCAACTCGCATATTTCTGAAAAAAATCTTTCCCTTTCTTCTTCTTTTCTTCTATTACTTTCATTTTCTAGGGTCTTTCTCATAACATAAATTGCTACAATAGCACCAATTATAGCTCCTAAATATCCTCCCCAAAAACCTATCCATTCATTGCTTGTGTCTGTGCAAATAAATCGAAAGCTCACAGAAAAAGCTATGCTTAAAGGTATTACCAAGAATACCACTATAATGGCAAGTAATATTTCTCTCCAATATTTTTTCATTTCTAATCCCCCCTCTTTTTAATCATACACTAAGTTGCTTTAAAAGAAAAGCACCCGGCACATGGCCGGGTGGAAAAAATAGGAGAAAAACTATTATGGCTTGCAGGAGAAGGACTCGAACCCTCGACCTCCGGGTTATGGGCCCGGCGAGCTTCCAGACTGCTCTATCCTGCTGTATCGCCGGGTTTCCCCGGCATCTATGCGAATAAAAGGGGGTTCAAGCCGCCGGCTGAATGCCTTTGGCTTCATGATACACTATAACATTTTGAAAACGGACATTGTGGACAAAACGGACAAATTTTAATTATTGTCCATAAAACGGATAAACTCTTTCCGTATTCCCTCTTCTGTAGCCTTCCGCCCCATCCGAATGGCCACCTGCCCCCATGTCATTTCCTCAAAAAACTTATACCGAATAATCCGCTGCATCCTGGGCGATATGGTCAGAAGCCAAACTTCCACCTGCCCATTAATCTGCTCCGCCCTGCGGATCCGCTCCGCCAGCAGCTTCTCCCTTCGTTCCAGCTCATCCGGGTCTTTGACTGCCGCATACCCCAGACCCTCCAGGTGGTAGGTCTGAAGCGTATACGGAAACTCATGGGAGGAACCCTTTACACTGTCCTGCTGCATCTGGCTGCGGCGCTTCCTCAGCTTCCGGATCTCCTCCTCAGTGTCTTTGACCAACTCACAGGCGTCTATGTACTGCTCTAATATCTGCTTGTCCAATGGCGTCACCTCTCTCCCTGTCTCTTAATCTTTATCCGGCATCCGCCTGTGGTATGCCCTCTGCCCCTCTACATATTGTTCCTGCTTTCTCTGTCTACCCAGAAGCTGCCGAAGCTCATTTAAAAACTTCTTGCCGGATCCATCTGAAAAATACTCAGCAATCTCTTTGTTTAGCAGCATGGTGTCCTTATGCCGACGCCTGGCTTTCCGGCTCTGCCACAGCTTCAGCGCCTCATTGTGCATGTCGTATTTATTGTCCGTAAATTCCAGCGCATGAAGATAATCCTGAAGGCTCTTATCCTCATCCCCCACAGAAGAATAGGATAACCGGTAAGCTTCCTGACACTGTTCCACGAAACGAATAAACTGCTCCAGATTACTCGATGGCAGATCTTTCTCTCTGTCCGTCATGGCCATACCCTCCCTGTTTTTTTATCTCTTAACGCAATTCGGCCAACTACCTCGCAGTCCAGGTTTCCTGCTGTAAATTTCATCAGTTCCACCGCTTTACTGACATGCTCTGGCTGGCGGTCCGCTTCCCAGATGGCTCTGGCGGCTACCGGATCTCGCACACCGCTGGCATTGTGATATAAATCAGGTTTCATTCTGGCCTCCTTTGTACGACTCTGGCAGCGGCTGCCAGGCTGTCACACCCTGTAAATCTTCAAAACAATTCTCTGTGAAAAATCCTTTTCGCATCGCATACCCGTATCTTTCTGTATATGCCCCCTCTTTTACCACTTCGTTTTTTGTACTTATTATCACTCGTTCATCTTCCTCTGGAAGTCTCTCCCCTACTGGGATCCAGTGATATCTACGTTGCTGCCAGCGAAGCTCTTCCACCTCTTCCGGACTCAGGCCCGTATTCTCATACTCTGCCAGTCTCTTAACCAACTCCTCTTTTTTGTTTGGACTCCAATAGCCTTCTTTAATTCCATTGCTTCTTGCATGCGTTAATCTTCCCATATAATTCTCCCTTCTGCGGATTATCAGCGTATCAATTCAATCCCCATAACAACATATCCGGGCTGAATCCCGGCGAATTTATCATCGATTAGATAAATCACTTCTGCCCTGACCTCTCTGCCGGAATATTTAATGTTGTCCCATTCCTTCAGCTTCAGGATATCTCCAACGCGATATTTTCTATCATTTTTTCTAACCTCAAATGTCTTTTTGCCCGAAATTACGGCTTCAAAATATGTTGGATATATTTTTAATTCATGCTCCATCTTCTTCTCCTTCTGCACCGCTCTACTAATTTTTCATCGTGGTGTACAAAGATTTTTTATCATTCCATTCAACTGCAACTGGTGAGCCACACTTAAAGCACGGAATGTCAAAGTTTGGTTCTGTGAGGTTTGTAAAATATCTGACATTGCTCCCACACTCACAGTTGATCCACAAAAGTGATAATGGAGCTTCAAATTCTGTTCTTTCTCCGCAATGGTCGCAGTGATAATGATCTGTTTCATTTCTGGTAAAGAAGCTTTTTACTTCCCCACATTTCGGACACTTGATGTACATAAATCCTTTATACTTTGGTCTTTCTGCCAGAGCTTCCATATCTTCACCTGCTTCATCGTCTGCAGGAGAAACTTCTTTTTTCTCTGCCTCTTTTTCCGACTCCGGTCGAGCCATAATCTTCATCATTTCTGACATCTTCCAAAAGATTTCTCTTGCTTTCTTCTCTGGCATATCTGCTACCATATAGGTATCTGGAATTGAAATTTTAATTTTCATCTTTATCCTCCGTCAATGTCAATTTATTTCTGCACCGCTTTCAAAAATTCCACCAGCTCCGTCTCGCTGTCTGGATGCTTGGTATATCGTTCATGCCGGTTCCATTTTTGCCAGTGATAGCCGCCATGTTTTACTGGTTCCGGACCGCCTACCAGATGCAGATAGCACGCAGTAAAATCGTTTTTTCCTGCTGCCGGATATTCCTCTGCAATCAGCCTTGCCCCATTGTCGAACTCATACTTATAATAGCGGACTCCAATATGTTCATCTTCGTACCACAGTCCCCAGGACTGGTAGTTTCTCAGCCATTCCTTTCGCTGTTCATTATTTTTCAAAATCAGAAGAGGAGGCTGTTCTGGTTCCGGAGGTTCTTCCTGCTGCTCCACCAGAAGCTGCAGCGCCTGCAAAATAATACGGGTGTTTTCCACAGCTGGAGGCTGTTCCTCTTCTGGTGTATCCTCAAATGCTGCCTGCAAAGCTTCCCATTCGCCTTTATACTCTTCCAGGAGTGTTTTGGCGGTTGGTTTACAAATGATTTCAGCTTCTGCATCTGGTTCTTTCGTCTCTTGGACTGATTCCTTCTCTGGAATCCATCCACATCGGCAGTTACAGTCTTCCTCGCAGTCTTTGCAGCATCTGACTCCACCATATTCGCAGCAGGTACAATTCCCACACTTTCGCCATCCTGTAATGCAGGGTTTTAGCCAGGAATGTTCTTCCATGTCTTCTGATTCTTCCTGTATCTTCTTCTCCGGCTGCTCCTGAAGCGGTTCGGCTTGGGCAGTCTTATGGAGTGCCTCCCAACGGTTCCAACAGGCAGCGCATTCCTCTCTTCCTTCTTCCTGGTCTTTCTCATTGGTTCCCCAGTTTTGCCGGATGCAGGAAGAAATTCCAGGAGGGCAACCGTTTTCCTGCTGCCGGCCGGCAGCCTGTTCTTCATCCGAACCTCCCTCTGCCAGGTCTTTCGTAGAGAGAACAAAACTTCCGGATGATTTAACTTCCGGAAGAAAGGCAATTTCCTCCGGTTCCTGCTCTTCTGGTTCATCGAGGAAATCTGTGATATCCATCTGGCCGGGCAGCTGCTCCTCTTCCGGTTGCGACGTCGCAACTTTCCGTGCCTCCCGCTTCAGCTCCCGGATTTCCCTCACCGGCATGTCTGCTGTGACCTGCTCCCTCAGCTCTTCCGGCATGGACAGCATCTCAATCAGCCCGCCGGCAGAATACTCCTGGTAACGCTCCTTCAGTTTCGGTGTCTGCTCTGGCCCGGAAAGCTCCCCGAACTGCTCATACACACGGATGCAGTTAGATGCCCAGCTTTTATCCTTCTGGTAACATATCTCCATGAATGCATCAAAATTTGCATATCCATGTTCTTTCCAGAGTTTTTCATTTCGAATTGCCCTAAGAGCATATCCAGCCACCACGATCCCGTTCTTTACGTCTTGGATGGCCCGATCTGCCAACTCCTTGGCCTGTTTAAGAGTCAGACCGCTTTGTATCTCGTTCATCTGTCTCCCCTTTCTGCACCGCTCCTATCACTGCCTCCAGGGCCTTCACGTCCCTACCCCAGATTGGATCCGCATCACGTCCTGCTGCCATATCCCGGCAGTGGTCCAGAAGATCCTCCAGCTGCTTCACAGCGCCCTTCAGCTCCCTGATGTCCACCATGCGCATCCCTGCAACCCGGAATGCCCGGCAAGCTCCTATCGAATGATCCGTCTCTAACTTTTCATCCTCCAGCATTTCCTGCAGGTATATGTTTATTGTCGACACAGAACAACAAAATTTTGCCGCCAGTTCCCGCTGCGTCGGCGGATAACCGTGGAATTCTATGTATGCCTTTATTACGTCCAAAACCTCTTCCAGGCTAAACCTCCGCTTCACCTTCCATTTCCTCCTCAATCCTATCCCGGATCCATTTCTCCCCGTGCTCCTGGTCTGCAATCTCCTCTGCTGCCAGCGCCGGGCTGAAATAACATCCAATAGATGCATAGCCCCTCTCCGTTTCCTGAAGAATCTGGAAACGGCCGGCCGTCTCTTTTTCGACATAATATTTCCCGTAAATCTGTCTCATATTTCCTCCTATTTCGGCCATTCTCCCAGCGTGTGGGTTCCCTTCCTGCTGCACCGTATCACGTCCGCCCAGGAATAGGCCTGACCGTTATCAAACAGGCAGATATGCGGATATCTGGTGTCTGTCACCTTCGTCCGCTTTCGCGCGCCATCCTCGTCCCGGTAATGGTAAACAGCTCCCGGAGCAACACGCTTTTGAAACCGCGCTATAGTCTCCGGCCAGATAGCCTCGCCTGACTGGATCTCCTCCAGCTGTTCCCGGTAGCTCTTCGCATCATCCCGGTGAATCGTGTACAGATAGCCATCCTTACACCGCCCCACGCAGTTAATGGCGTTTTTGACTCGCAAATTGCCGAACTGGTTCCTGGTATCACTGTGTGTCATCCCCAGATCCTCTGCCACCTTTTTGATAGTCAACGCCCCAGCCTCGCTCAGATGTCTGAGAATCCGATCCTGTTTCTCCGCCGAGATACGGTTGATCTCCTCCCGGCTGCTCTTCGGTATTTTCCGCCTCATAAATGCCTCCCATCTGGTCCAGAATGCTCTCGTAGTCATACCCGTGGCTCTCACAGTTGTGGAAACGGTTTGCCCGGCCATAGTAGTCCCTGTGCTTACTCCAGGCAGCAGTTTCTGCGGCTTTTGCCGATGAGTAAGCACTGCTTTGAGGCTTGTCTTTGTAATTGCCGTCCAGAACTTTGGCCATATTGGCATCCGCAATCAGCCAGTCAAAGGTGGCCGTCCAGTTCCGGTTGTTTTGGCCTTTCAGGAAACTGCTGGCTTCAGCCATCTCAAACAGTCTCCTAAAATCCTCCACGGTATAACCAGCGCGCAGTCTGGCACGGACTGCCTTCTTTCTGGCCTCTGACATCTTTACCAGGCGGGGATACGACCCGCAAACGGAGTTGTATAACTCTCGAATCGTGGTGATCTGGTCAGAAAAGGCGTCCGTCTTTTCTGGTAGTACGTCAGTACTACTCTTTTGTTGTTTTTGTTTATTTTTATTATTTATTATGTCTCCGCTTTGTACTACGGAATATACTTCGGGTTGTACTACGGAATATACTTCGGGTTGTACTTTCAAATTGTAAGTATATTCCGTAGTGTTTCTTCCGCATAATGAGATAAGGCGATATCGCCCTGGGATGCCTTTTTTCCCTTTCTGGTATTCTACCAGCCCTGCATTCACAAGCCGGTCCCTGCTCTCTGTCAGGGATGCTTCTCTTGCTATCTGCAGGGACACCATCAAGCGACGGTTATCTACTTGCATCCATTCCGGCCATCCGGCTCTGCTGCTCAGGTACACAAGTTTGTACCACAAAAGCTGCGACAGAGTGGGGAGGGAATGGGTTTCGAGCCACCGCTCAAATCCGTTAATCTCTGCTATATAATTCAAGGCTCTACCGCCTTTCTTTCTTAATACCGGGGAGCGGTCATCTCCCCGGCGGATGTATCACCAATGGCATTTCGTGATATATTATTGCCATAGGAGGTCTATTACAAATAGGAGCGGCCGAATTCCTTAATAAACTCGTCCCGACTCCCGTAATGGCTCTCATAGTATCTCTGAGCCATCTGCTTTAACATCTTGTCTATTCCTGCGTTCTCCGGTGTCCTCTGAAAAGAAGCACCGTTAGGATGCAGCTCCGGCCTCAGAGGGATAATAAAGCCTCTGGCTTCGGATTTCTCCTTATTGTATTTACCAAAAATATGATGCCGCTCCACATAAGGGCTGCCAGTGAAATAACAGTGATCCATATCCTTTGTAAATACACTCCAGAGTTTCTTCATTCTGCTTCTCCTCTCCGCTTCCGGTTTGCTTCGTAGAGTTCCAGCATCCGGCTCAGTTCCTCCGGAGCAGCCGTCTCAATGCCTGCTTCCTTACACTCTGACACCAGGCCATCAATCAGATGGGCCATCTCCTCCGTATTGTAGGTACTGGAACCCCGAAGCATCACATAAGTGCGAAACCTCTCCCCGTTTCTTCCTGTTTTTATCTCTGAAGTAGGCTTAATGTGGTACGTCTCCGCCTCATCGGCCTTTCTGGCGCCCTGATCCGTGTCTGGCAGCACCAGGTAAATCATCTTGCCGTCAATCACTTCCGGCTGACCGTACCGCCGAAGCAGAATATTATGCAGATGCGGCTTTGACAGGTTCAGTTTGTCTCCCAGCTTCGTGATGAGCACCCAGTAATATGCGTTGGCATCTAGGCTCCGCTTCTTCCGAAACTTTTTAAATGTGATAGCCAGGGGAACGCCCTGCAGCTTCTCCAGCTGAGGAGCTGCAGCCTCTTCCGTTTCACAGGTAATCAGGGTATGTCCGCTAAAGTAATCACAGGAAATGCTTTTTAACTGTCCTTTCAGCTCCATCCTTCTCTCCTATTAATTCCAGGGAACCCCTTCCATCTGATCCGGCGGCTCTGTCTGCATAGTCGGATCCGGCTTGTCCGGATAACGCTTAAACTTTTCCATCGCATCCCGGAACTGGGAAATGGTCAGCTCCTTCATCTCTTTTACTCCGTAGGTCTCTGCAATCTGTCTCCAGTGCAGGCCGGTCCGTCCACATTCGTTGTACAGCGTCTGAATATGGGCCTTTCCCACTTTCGGCTCTTCTTTCAGCTGTTCCGGTTCCTGGCACGGAGGAGCAGAAACTGCAGAAGATTTGTCTACCACCTCCGGATGAGCCAGGTTAAACACGATTCTCCCCCTCTGGCTATCATTTAAAATCACCAGAGAGCAGATATTCCTGGACGCATCATAACCGATTTCTTTCACCGAGAACCGATCATAACAAGTCCACTTCTTTCCGCTCCTGTCTCCCTTCTCCTGAATCCGGCAGTTTCCAGCCGAAATCCAGATAAATGGAGCCGTATACAGCTCTCTTCCAATCCCCCAGTTAAAGCAGGCACGCTTAAAGGAGTCGGAGGCAAGCCCCTTCTCCTTTTCTGTATAGCTTTCTGTCCCTGTGTCTTCTTTAGAGATCCACTGCTGTTTCTCACCATCCCAGATGCTGACTGTACAGTTGGCGTTGTCTCTGCTATGAGCCCGTTGCCAGTTCATAGGGCCTACGGTTTCGTCTAATATGTTCTGATCTACCCTGGCATCCTTGTAAAGCAGCAGGGACACTCCCTTTTCTGTTACCGTGGCAATTCGGCAGTCAATCTCTCCTGCCTGAAGCGTGCGGAATTCAAGCGCTTTCTTCTCCATCGTCTTCCCCCTCTATCCAATTTCCAGAGTAAAACCATTCCACCAGCATCTCACGAAACTCTCTCTGGTCATCCTCTGTCCCTTTCAGGCATCGTTCCAGTGCATAATCATAAGCCAGGGCTTCCTCTACCACATGCCCTTCTTCCGGTGTGCCTGTCATTCCTTTATAATACATGTCTTAGGCTCCTTTTAATTTCATTCTTATCTGGCCGCTTTCTATCTCCTGGAAGATGCCCAGGCTCTGCTTCATCCGCAAAGCCCGGCTTTTCTTTAACTCCAGGCACTCCTCGCAAAGTCTTCCTTCGCCCGGATCCAGGTAGCAGCCGCATTCATCACAGCGATACCGATTCATGAACTGCCTCCTCCGCAGGCTCTAAGTCCACCCCCAGCATATCTGCAATGATTTCCCGATCTATGTACTGACTTTTTCTGATATAGGCTGCTGCA